GTTGCGATCTCGCCGATCCGCGCCATCGCCAATGTCGTGAAGGTCGGAAGCGCGGGCTATCGCAAGCTGATCGCGAGCGGCGGGACTCCGTCGGGCTTCGTCGGCTTCGAGGCTGACCGGCCGGAGACGGGGACTCCGAGCTTCTCCGAAGTCGTGCCTCCTTCGGGCGACCTTTACGCCAATCCGGCGGTGTCGCAGCAGATGCTCGACGATGCGATGTTTGACGTCGAGAAGTTCCTCGCCGACGAGATCGCGACCGAGTTCGCCCGGGCCGAAGGCAAGGCGTTTGTCAGCGGCACGGGCGTTAGCCAGCCGCTCGGGTTCCTGAGCTCGCCCACCTCGGCGGCGCTCGACACGGTGCGCCCGATGGGAACGCTGCAGACGATCGGCACCGGCGTTGCCGGCGGTTTCGCCGCGAGCGAGCCCGAGGACGTGCTGATCGACCTCGTCCAGTCGCTGCGCTCGCCCTACCGGCAGGGCGCGGTGTTCGTGATGAACTCGGCGACCGCCGCGGCGATCCGCAAGTTCAAGACCACGGACGGCCAGTTCCTGTTCCAGCCGAGCCTGGCCGCGGGCCAGCCGGCGACCCTGCTCGGCTATCCGCTGATCGAGGCCGAGGACATGCCGGACATTGCGGCGGGATCGCTGTCGATCGCGTTCGGCAACTTCAAGGCCGGCTATGTGATCGCCGAGCGCAATGCGACGGCGATCCTGCGCGACCCCTACACGCACAAGCCGTACGTCCACTTCTATGCGACGAAGCGGGTAGGCGGGCAGGTAGTGAACTCCGAAGCGATCAAGCTGCTGAAGTTCGCCTGACGCCGCGAGGCGGACGGGTCCCCTTACCGTCCGCCTCTTTTCCATCGGGCCGTGCGTTCCTTGAGCGCGCACGGGCTGAGGGATCTGACGATGGGCACAGCGGGAAGGGTGTCGCGCCGATCGGTCGTCCAAGCGACCGGCGCCGCGCTCGCCTTTCCCGCTGCCCTCTTTCAATCGAATTATCTGGAGAAGCGGCGAATGATATTCGCGCCGAAATTCGTCGACCTGGTGCGCAACTTTACATCGTCCGTCGGAACGGGCGATTTCGTGCTAGGGCCGGCCGTGAACGGGTTCACCAGCTTCACAACAGCGCTGCAGCCCGGCGATAATTTCTATTATTCGGCCATCGGCATCGACCATCCGAACGAGCGCGAGGTCGGGCGGGGGTCGCTGAACCCGAACGGCACGATCAGCCGCGACCCGATCGGAGCGGCTGCGACGAACTTCTCGACGGGCACGAAGACGATCGCTCTGATCGCCGCGGCCGAATGGTTCAACCAGGTGCAGGCGGGGGCGAACGGCGGCGCAGGCGGAACGCCCGTCGCAGCGACCAAGGCGGCGCTTGCTTCCGCGGCAATGACCCAAGGTCCGACGATGCTGACCCAGCTCGGATCGGAGGGGCTATTCGTGTTCGACGGCTCGGACCTGTCGGCTGAAGTCGCGGCGGATTCGATGCAGGGCGTGCATGTCGCGCCGGCATCCGACGCGACAGGCGCGTCCGGCGCCTGGGTCAGAGCCGAGCGGGACGTGGTCAACGTCTTCTGGTTCATGTCTGCCGAGCAAGCGGCCGACGTCCGCTCCTTCACCTACACGCAGAACGTCACCGGCGCGCTGCGCGCCGCCGCGAGCCATATCCAGGCGGCCGGCGGCGGAACATTGCTGTTGCCGAAGGGCGGCTACCTCGTCGGCGAGCAGACCTTCCAGGGCAAGTTGCTCGATGGGGTGACGCCCTGCGCCTACGGGCCGGAAGAGATCGTCACGATCAGGAATTGCCCGAATCCGCTGAAGATCAGCGGCTATGGGGCGGTGCTCAAGGCCGCCGACGGGCTGCGGTACGGCAGCTTCGATCGCGCAACCGGCGCGGCTTACAACCCGCCGTCGCTGCCGTTCCTCGACTTCAGCTATTATGCCTACCCGTACCGCGGGATGATCAACGTCGAGAGTAACGAGACGGTCACGATCGAAGGGATCGAGCTCGACGGCAATTCGGCAAACATGTCGGTCGGCGGATATTTCGGGGACAGCAGCTGGCAGGTCGAAGGCCACGGAATCTACGCGCGCAACAACAATGTCGTGCACATCATCGACGTCCATACGCACGACCAGCCGTCCGACGGAATCACGATCGCCAGCTCCGGCATTACGGAGAGCTCGGCCGCCAAGCCGCTGAAGCTCGTCAATGTCCGGTCGCTCTACAACGGCCGGCAGGGCCTCTCGCTGACGGGAGCGAAGTCGGCGACGATCGAGAACAGCGATTTCTCGATGACCGGGCAGAGGACGAACAGCGGACTGGGCGCCAAGCTCCAGTCGACGCCGGGCGCCGGAATCGACATCGAGGCGGAAGGGACGCTCGTGCGCGACGTGACGATCGTCTCGTCGCGGTTCCTCGGCAACTGGCGGAGGGGCGTCATCGCTTCCTCAGGCTATTCGAAGGGCGTGACGTTCAAGAACTGCACGATCGAGAACGCCGTCGTTTCGAGGTTCCGCTACCATTTCGAGAACTGCCTGTTCGTCGGGTTCACCAACTTCGCGATCCCGCTCACGAACGAGTATCTCGCAGGCACTCCTGCCACCACGCAGGAAGACGGGATGCACTTCCACAAGTGCCGGTTCGTCTACGACGACGCGCTTTCCGGCACCGGTACGATGATCGATGCGGCGCAAAGCGTGTGGAACGAGGCGAACTGGTCGCGCTTCGTGGATTGTTCCATTCGCACGGGCGCTTATCCGCTTCCATCGGTGGTCAAGGCGCCGCTGTCGGCCGCGAGCCCGGTGTTCGAGAATACCGACTGGATATCGACCAACACGGGCGGAGTGCAGATCAACGGCTATTGGCGCGGACAGAATAACATCAATGCCGCCGGGCCGGTGATCCTCGGCCTCGGGACGAACAGCCGGATCGACAACGGCAATATCTATGTGAACTCGGTAGGCCAGGCGAACCCCCCGACGATCAGCGACGGCGATTATGGCGACGTGAAGGTCTCCGGCGGCGGATCCGCCATGAAGGTCGAAAGCGTGACTCTGGCGGGCACGAACTTCGCGATCAACGCTCCGCCGGCGAGCGATTGCAACGTGGTGACGAACGGCGCGCCGGGCCAGCAAAAATCCTTCCAGTTCACCAGCGGCGGGCTGCTGAGATGGCAGTTCTCGTCGGACAACTCGCCGGAGTTCGGGGGCAACAACGGGTCCGACTTCGGAATCGTCCGCTTCGACGATCTCGGCGGGTATATGGGTTATGCGCTGACGATCGCGCGGGCCACGGGGAACGGCACGTTCAACGGCAACTGGAACCTCGCGTCCGGAAAAGCCTACCAGGTCAACGGGACACAGGTGGTCGGTCCGCAGGGCGCCCCGGTCCCGGACCTCACCACGGCGGCGACCACCGGCGTGATGCCTTCGGCGGACGGCTCGGTGACCCTCGCCGATGCGGCATCGCCGACGAGTGCCGAGCTTCTGGAATATTGCGTCGAGCTGGACGCGAAGCTGAAAACGCTGCTTGCCCGGGTGCGCGCGCATGGATTGATCGCATGAGCATCGGCGAATTCAGCATGAGCGAGGTGTCCTTGTCCCAGCAGGCGAAGGCGCAGTTGAGCAAGCCGCGGCCTCGGCGGATCTACACGGCCAAAACCGACGCGACCGCGGTTCCCGAAGCGCGCTGAGCCGGCGCAGCGCCTCCACCTACCTCAAAAGGACTGACGATGACCCTCCTTCTGAAGGACCCCGATGCGGTCCTCGATTATTCCGTGGACTGGGGCGCCGAATATCTCGGCGGCGACCTGCTCGCTGAAAGCAATTGGTCGGTCGAGCCCGAGGAGGCCGGCGGGGTAACGATCGCGGGAAGCAATTTCGATGCGACCACGTCGGTCGTGAAGGCGGCCGGCGGAGCGCCGGGGAGCGTCTATCGGCTGGTCAACGAGGTGGTGACAGCGTCCGGCCGCGTCGACAGCCGGTCGATCGTGCTGCGGGTGGAGAAGCGCTGATGGCAGATATTGAACTGGCGCAGCCGGCCGTCACCATGAGCGAGGCACAAGCCTATGTCCGCATCGAGACGGGCGAGGAAGAGGCGGTGCTCGCCGGGCTGATCCGGACGGCGAGCGCGCTGTGCGAATCCTTCCTGAACCAGGTGGTGATCGCGCGCGAGTTCAGCGCGGAGCTTCCGGTGAGCGGAAAGTGGGAGCGGCTGGCGGTCACTCCGGTACGGTCGATCACGAGCGTCGAGGCGGTGAATGCGGCGGGGGCGGTGACGTCGCTCGCGAGCGGAAGCTACGAGGTCGACATTGATTTCAACGGCGACGGCTGGGTGCGCGTGTCGAATGGGGGAGGCGCGACGCGGGTGCGGGTGAGCGGGACCGCGGGGCTGGCCGTCAACGGGAACGGAGTGCCGGAGCCCATCCGCCAGGGCGTGCTGCGCCTCGTCGCGCATTTGTTCACCTCGCGCGATGGCGCGGGCGGCGACCCGCCCGCGGCGGTGACGGCGCTGTGGCGGCCTTATCGACGGATGCGCCTGGCATGAGCGGCGAGTTCGCGGGCACCCTTCGTGAGCGAGTGCTGATCGAGCGGCCCATATCGTCCCGCAACGCGATGGGGCTGCAGGAGCCTGGCTGGGAGAGGGTGTGCAGTTGTCTTGCGAGCGTGGCGCTCGAAAGCGTCGGCGCAGAGAGTGAGGCGCAGGCTTTGAGCGCGATGCCGAAGTTCCGGGTGACGATCCGTGAGCGCGACGGGATCGCAATCGGCCAACGGATCACGTGGAGCGGGCGCAAGATGATGATCCGCCAGATGCTCGACGATCCGCGCGCGAAGGACCGGATCGCCATGCGATGCGAGGAGGTGCGCGCGTGAACGCGAGGATGCTGAGGCGCGGCGAGGAGATCGCCCGGGCGGCGCAGCGGCGCAAGGTGCGCGAGGTCGCCGATTATCTTGGAGCGGTGCTCGGCAGCGCTTCGATCGAAGTAGAGGAAGCCCGAGTGTTGGTGCGCGGGCGCGGGATCGTGAAGCGGTGGCTGATCGATCCGAGCCTTCGCTTTCTTTCGGGAGGGCTGAAGTGAGCGCGGGCGGTGCGATTCAGACGGCGATCGCCGCGTCGCTGGACAGCGTGGCGGAGCTGGCGGGCGTGTTCGACGGGCCGCCGGCGCGCGCGGCTTACCCTTACGTGACAATCGACGCGGCGACCGA